TCAGTCAATTGTTTTGTTTATTCCATCTGTGACGCCGATTATTTTCTCAAAATAATGAGATGGCGTGACACCATAATAATCTTTAAATGCACATATGAAATATGAAGTACTGTTATAGCCACATTTCTGGGCTACGACATTGATAGAATAAGAGTTTGAAGTTATGAGTTTTTTTGCATACCTCATCCTAGTATCTCTCAATATTTCAGTAAATGACGTTCCTTCATCCCTTAATCTTTTTTTTATTAAACTTTCACTCGTATAAATCAATTCCGCAATATCTTTTAAATGCCATTGCCGCTCAATATTAAAACTGATTATTCCAGTAATTTTACAGGTAAATGTATTTATATTTGTTAGTATAAATGAATTTACACTTTCGCGTTTTTTGAACATGGCAAGTAAGGATATACATAGTCTTTCTTTTAACCAAAGGGAGTGTGAGTCTGCTATTTTAATCCCTTCAAACAGAGAAAAAACAAGCGATAATGGAGGTTCCTCTTCAGCAATATAGCCATTCTTATCAAGAGTAAATTTGCCAGGCAGCTCATTATTCACGTCGATAAAAAAGGATAAACATGTTTTCTTATCTATATCAACAATTCTTAGTTTAGAGGGGCATACTGGTAACTCCCTTCTAATTTTGTCGCTTACAATAAACAATGAATTTTTTTTGAACGAGATAACTCTCCTGTTTATAATTAAATCAAATGATTGACAGATGAAAACTACGGAGCAAACATAATCCATCTTGCACCTATCATAAAATTAAAACAAGTTGATAGTAGTCAAATAACAACCAATTAAATACACAATCATAATCAGGATGATGTGCATTTATATTTTTATACACAAAATTATAGTTTGCAAATTTTAATAAATTTCATTTAAGATTAAATTATTATATGTATGTTGTTTTTTATTCTAACTTATTTCAAAGTTACATTTTTCAACGCTTACTATGCTTTTTATTAACATAAACTCACTACAACGCACCTGAAACCTCTTGCTATATATATGTCAACCGTTTGAATTTAAAATAAAAAGAGTATCATTTTTACTTGCATTTCTTATCAAGTCACATTCAACAACAGTAAAAAAACATTATTAGAACCATTCAATTAACAAAAAACCAACATCCAGCTTGCTTAATTTTTCTTTATTAAACGATATTGAAAATCAATTGATAAAATACATCTAAACAACCTTTTGGGGCGCAAAAGCATAACATCAAACAAACAAATAACACACCGAAAAAACTCACAATTAATAACCTATGATATACATACTGTTTATTATGGTTGAATAAGCCACTCGATATCTGGTGCTACGGAAGTGTCCACACGGTTTAGCAGCACCCGATACTTTTTTCAGGCTTCCAGCAACGATCTTTCTTCCTCCGTTGCGATTTCCAGATCTACAGCATCCTGCAGTGGCGCAATATACTCACTGAATTCCTGGATGTAGAACTGTGTGGTGACGGTCTTCCAGCCATTCGGCTCCTGCTGTATTGAAGCATACCAGGCTATTTCAATATCGCTATGCTGCGGCAGCATTTAACCCCTTGTAATTCATTGCCATAATTGATTTAATTCACAAATAAAACTATAACATGGTGAAATTAATAAAAAAACACAGATGATGGGGCTAGAATTTACACACCACTTACCCTAAAGCTTTATGACTGGTGGGTTTTGGGAGTATCAAATCGGCTTGCATGGGGATGTCCTACAAAGGAACACCTTCTTCCACACTTTCTGGAACATTTAGGTAACAACCATCTGGATATTGGTGTTGGAACTGGGTTTTACCTTACTCACGTACCTGAGAGTAGTCTGATATCTTTAATGGATTTGAACGAAGCTAGCCTGAACGCGGCATCTACAAGGGCTGGGGAATCAAAAATTAAACATAAAATTAGCCATGATGTTTTTGAACCTTATCCCGCGGCGTTACATGGTCAATTTGATTCCATTTCCATGTCTTACCTTCTTCACTGCCTGCCTGGAAATATATCTACAAAAAGCTGTGTAATACGCAATGCGGCGCAGGCCTTAACTGACGATGGAACTCTATACGGAGCCACAATTCTTGGCGATGGAGTTGTGCACAATAGCTTCGGTCAAAAACTGATGCGCATTTACAATCAGAAAGGCATCTTTTCAAACACAAAAGATTCCGAAGAAGGCTTAACACATATACTCTCAGAGCATTTCGAGAATGTTAAAACCAAGGTTCAAGGTACTGTAGTAATGTTTTCCGCTTCAGGAAAAAAATAGCATCCAACCGCAGCATGTTCTTGCTTAAGACGTGCTGCGGCATAATCCCAATGATTACTCCCTGACAGGGTTCGTAGGCCACTCAATATCAGGTGCAGTTGATGTATCAACACGGTTCAGCAACACCCGATATTTTTTCCAGGCTTCCAGCAATGAGGTTTCTTCCTCCGTTGCGATTTCCAGATCTACAGCATCCTGAAGTGGCGCAATATGCTCACTGGCTACCTGCATCAGGCTGTTTTTTGTTTCTTCCGCCTCCCGAATCCGGAACAGTTTTTCTGCTTCTGCATCTTTCACCCAGGCTGTACCGTTCCACTTCTGAAACTCCCCTTCCGGCGATAACCAGGTAACATTTTCCGGTAACGGACCGAGTTCAGAAATAAATAACGCGTTGCCGGAAGCCACGTCATAAACCGTTTTACCCCGATGATCTTCAACGAGATGCCACGATGACTCATCACTGTTGAAAACAGCCACGAAGCCAGCTGGAATAAGGGTGTTGCGCTGCTTATGCTCTATAAAGTAGGCATAAACACCCAGCAGCATTTTGGAATAACCGACACGGGCAGACTTCACCACATTCACCTCACGGATGTAGTCGCTGCCCATCGCATTCATGATGGCCCGCTGAAAGGGCAGTGTTTCCCAGCGCCCTTCCTGGTATGCGGATTCTTTCGGGAGATAGTAATTAGCATCCGCCCATTCAACGGCGGTCTGTGGCTCCGGCCTGAACAGTGAGCGAAGCCCGGCGCGGACAAAATGCCGCAGCCTGTTAACCTGACTGTTCGATATATTCACTCAGCAACCCCGGTATCAGTTCATCCAGCGCGGCTGCTTTGTTCATGGCTTTGATGATATCCCGTTTCAGGAAATCAACATGTCGGTTTTCCAGTTCCGGAAAACGCCGCTGCACCGACAGGGGGATCCCGTCGAGAATACTGGCAATTTCACCTGCGATCCGCGACAGCACGAAAGTACAGAATGCGGTTTCCACCACTTCAGCGGAGTCTCTGGCATTTTTNCCAACCTGTTTCGGGCGGACCAAATGATACGTCAGTGGGAGAGATCTCACTAAAAACTGGGGATAACGCCTTAAATGGCGAAGAAACGGTCTAAATAGGCTGATTCAAGGCATTTACGGGAGAAAAAATCGGCTCAAACATGAAGAAATGAAATGACTGAGTCAGCCGAGAAGAATTTCCCCGCTTATTCGCACCTTCCCTAAAGCACTCGGTGTAAGCACTGATGACATCGTTGCTGTAGGTCTGGTTTACCAGTTCTAATCTGATTACGAAAAAGATATGTTGCGGGAGGCGTTGCCTCCCCAACATATAAGTGGCTCCCTCAAGCCACTTCCTTTAGAAGCACAACCTTGCTTCTAACTATATAAACCTTCTGTTATATATTACCCTTTATTTTTGGGGGCGTCTCAACGCCCCATTTTTAATAATTTTTAGTAAACAATTGGCATATTAATTAGAGTTATTAACAACGATATCCATCTCTAACCGGATATCTAATGCCATTAACATCCCTTCAATTATGCCCTCAGCCTTCTGTAACCTTTTCCCGATATAACCATCAGAGCAGCAATGCTTACCTGCCAGTGACATGAATGTCATACCGACTACATAATAATCTACTAATAAATCGTGCAAATCGCTGTTGTTCTTTTTCAGACGGGCCATGCACCCGCAAATGATCATCGCGTCATCGTCACAACATTGCGGGCGAGATTTTACTTTTGAAGTAATTAATCCCTTAAAACCGGCGGCAATGGACGACCAGGTCACATCTTCATGATTATTAGCCGCCCACGCTCCCCAACGCTCAAGAACCATCTGAATATCACGCATCAACTTACTCCACAAAAATCAGACCAGAACGCCAATTACAAGCAAAAATCAACAAAACAGTATTAGTTGATTGTTATCTCTGACTTCATACTCCTGCTCCTGTCAGGGTTTTGGCGTAATTCTTCAGTATTCGGTAATCGGTCAAAACAGAACCGGGGAAACGATATAAGCGCAGACGCCCCCAGCGGTGGCGAAGAAGTTCTGCCATATTAAACTCAAACATCATTCATTCCCCATTTCGGTGATGGTCAGTTCCAGCCTCCCACCTTTGGTAACAGGCATCTTCACAACGCGGTAATCAACGACCTGAGCATCATCCAGCCAGAAACCTGCTTTAGTGAGTGCGTCAAAAGCGGCTTTTTGCAGATTATCCAGGTCACGGCGACGGCGATCCGGCATGTGGCACTCAATGCGGATTTTCACAGGCATAGCCAGGCCGATATCCAGCATTGCGTTTTTAATGATTCGGGCGACGTTATCGCGGTATGCCTGCCCCTCTGCGCTGACGTGCGTGCGCCCGCGATTATGGCGGTAATAGCGATTATTGCTCGGAGGCCAGGGTAATGTGATGCTGTAGGTATTCACGCCTTAATAACCCCCTCTTTCAGCCAGATAACCTGTGTTCTCGCCATACCTTCCAGCGCGCATTCTTTTGCATATCCAGCGTCAACAAAATGCGTGCGGCGGTCGATTTCGTCGTGGCAGGCAGAACATGCAATGGTGGCAATCAGGTCTGGCGGTTTCGTACCGGTGCCGCACAATCCAGTCAGCCGGATATGTGCCAGTACAGACGTTTCAGGGTTGCCATTACATACGCCAGGGATTCTTACCTGGCATTCCCGACCACGCGCTGCTTTTCTCAAATCAGCCATGACTCCTCCTTGCTGCCAGTCGCAACCATTTTTTATCAACCAAGCTGGCGGTATATCCGAGCAGTGTTGGTATTTCGGATGGCTTCAGCTCAGGTTTACGCTTACGACGATTTGGTACTCTGTAGATGTGTCCGTTCATGACACGAATAAGCGGTGTAGCCATTACGCCTCCTGCTTGTCGCGCAGCAGCTGGAACTCGCAGCTCTGTGGAATAGTCAGGTGGCAACCAATATTCATCGCCCAGGCTTCAACCTTACACAGGAAGACATACATCTCTCCGGTATCAAGATCGGAGGTATGGCGTAACGACTGGATAGTGGTGATATCACCGGTTACGACATCAACCAGGTCTTTGGTTTCATAACCGAGATATGTGTGTTTGAGAGCATCTTTTACCCAAGCTGGAGTGGCGAACGTTTTACCCCTGCTGATGAGGTATTCACTGATTTCGCTGTACCACATGTGGCTGAGTGCATTCTGGGAAAGACTGCGTTTCTCACGCCACGGTTTAAGCACCATGCGAAAGCATTTGCCCTCCTCCAGATAAGGCTGGATCTGCCGACCGATAGCGGTGAAGTTGCCGCGATGTAATTTGATGCCGTCTTGTGAGAGGTTCACGCTTCCCCTCCGCAGAGGTCAAACGCTAGATGCAAAGAATTGCAGGTGCATTTCTGCATCTGTGAAGGGAGAAGAGAGTTTGGATTGTATGTGCGCATAAACGTCCCCGTTTAGCGCAGAAGTCACCGGAGTTGTTCAGGCTCCGGTGACATAATTATGCCGTGTTGATTTCCCAAAATCAAAATCGATAGAATTGCTCCTTCTTAAAACACTTTTACTCTCTGGAAGCTTTTCTTATCTCTCTTGGTGTTATATTAAAACGATTATGAAATCTTTCAGTAAAACGAGAAGGACACTTATAACCATTTTCTCTGGCAATCTCGCTTATAGGTTTTACCGTCGTTTGTATAGCAGACAACGCATTATTTAACCTCACATCGTCCAGTATACTTTGGAAACTTACCCCCTCGCTTGCTAGACGGCGATGTAATGTAGAAACAGAAATGTAGAGATATCGAGCAACCTTGTTTGCTGTCCATTTTGTGCCGGGTTCGGATAGCAGCAGGTTATAACAACGACTTATCAATGATTGTTTACTATATGATAAAAGTAAATGATTAACATGATTCACTCCTAACGAAAGTAGAACGCCCATTGCTAAGTGCTCCTGAATTTTAGTTGAGAAGCCTCGGGAAACAGATGTTTTTAGTTGCTCCCAACAATATATTAACTCAGGATTCTGAGGTAAAAAGAAACTTGTTTTGTTACGTATTTGATCAGTTACCGTATAAAGTTTTTGGAAACTCTCAATTAAATCAATGGGTAAGTAAAGCATTTCTGCAAGATAAAGCCCTGCTTCAGGATAATTCTCAATATAAAATTCATAACCACAAGGAAATAATATTATTTGATTATTATCAACAGTTAAAGTATGCGTCTCCCAATTGATAACTTTCTTTCCCTGACGGATACGACACAAAGCTGGCATAAGAGGCTTAACCCTATGAATCTCATGATGTTTATGCATCCGTATTTCTTCGATCTTTAAGTTAGTCTTACCTCTTGCCAGCATACTCTCACCCTACTTTATCTCATAAACTGGTGTTATCTCAGCGGTTGCGATTTTATTAGCATTAAGCATATAACCAACTAACGCTCCGCTGGAGTTAGAATCTACAGGAATCTTTTCAGTTTTTAGAGCCCATACTTTAAACTGGTAATGATGTGGTTTATCTCCTTTAGGAGGACATGCGCCACCAAACCCAGCATAGCCAAAATCATTTCGGCCTTGAACAGCACCAGTCGGCAGTTTTGTTCCATCACGTCTCCCTGCATCAACGGGCAAATATGTTACTGTTGCTGGAATATTAACAACAGTCCAATGCCACCAACCACTGCCTGTAGGTGCATCTGGATCATATACAGTTACGGCAAAGCTTTTGGTACCTTCAGGAACACCAGACCAGGTTAATGAGGGCGATGTATTACCACCTTCACACCCAAATCCAGAAAAGACATGAGACGTTGTAAGTTGCTCTCCTGTTTTTATTTCATTACTAGTGACCTGAAATGCTGCAGCCTGCGCAGAAAATGTTATGAATGCCAATACAGTTGAAACGATAAGTGTTTTCATAAAAACCTCTTTGTTATGACCTATCGTTATTTTATTTGATATTCCTTTATCTCATTATGCATAAAGGCGCAATGTTCATGCAAAAGCAATCACAATTGTACCCCCAACCCAATTATTTGCCACAATATACACAAAGCACATTGATACTATCTAAAAACTCTGCTTTATTATTAGTAACACCTACGAAAGTCGGTGTTATTTTTTAACCTACCATTCAAAATACGTGACATACACCATTTTGCTCATAATAATTTGTCACGTATTTTCAGTATTTGAATCTGCGACCAAGAGTTCTCACCTAACAAATGATTAAGATTGTATAGCTCATTTACTACCCCAATACAGCCGTACAAAACTCGCTTGTGGGAGCAAACAAAGTAATTACCCATTAAGTTTCGTCAAAGATAATTAATTCTGTCTTGCACTTTATCACCATAGCATAACTTAAAATCCGAGATCATTATTTAGAAATAAATCTCACCATCAACCATATATTTGAGAGCACTTATCGCCTGCTGGGCGGATATTACTTTCATTAAAGGATAGTGTTTAAAAACAATGCCATTCATAAAATAGATATCACAGGTTTTATTATCCGTATTAATTATGATTTTTTCGAATGTTTTATAGGCAAGTGTACGGCATAACTCTCGTCCATTTTTACTGGTTAAGTCAATAGCATAAAAATCACTGAATGAATTTACACCTTTACTCTTCAAAGTTTTCAATGATACCGAAGCCCTTCGTAATTCCTTATCTAATAGTCTTATTTTCTCTGCTATAGCGGTAACTTCAGGCGCGACAGACAATGCAACGATTAAATTATTAATTTTCATCTGAAGCTCAATAATTTTTAACTCTAAAGTTTCATTAGCATCTTTCTTGTTTTCAACTGGTTGAATTTTGCTACAATTAAAAAGCAATTCATTAATGATATTATAATCAACCAAATCTCTTTTTATTGATGGCCTGTCACATCGATGTAATCTTCTCATCGGACAAACATAATAGCCATGCAAACTTCCAGATACCGCATGAACAATCATGGTATTACCACAAGCCTCACACTTCATAACTGTTCGAAGTAGATTTATTAGCATAGGATTCTTGCTACTATTGCTAATACCAAAAGGTGCCAACCGAATTTCCTGTACAGCGTAAAACAAATCATCTGATATGACTCTGGGATAATAGCCAGCGATTTCACTTATCCCTTTCCCTCTTGCACGATATGAAGGTACGCAAATACCTATCAGAGCTTTATTCGCTAATAATTTTTCAATTACAGAAGGTCCCCATGCACTTTCTTTTCCTGAGAAATTCTTTACAGCATGATCATTTAAATACTTGGCTATTGCATTCAATGAGCGCCTTTCCATCCTGAGTTTAAAAATTAGCTCAATAGTTTTCACCCTGTCGGGGTCTGGAACAAAAGCCGTTCTTTTGTCATCTAAGGAGAGCCATCTCGGACAAGACGCCGTCATAATCGTACCTGATTCCAGTGCATCCTGCCGTTTTTTCTTCCATGATAATTTAACCCGACTTGACTTTATCTCGCTTTCTTCATTTGCCCTTTGTGCTATAAGTATGGCTTTTATTAATGAATATGGCTCATTCAAAGAGTCAATATTATAGACTGTATTGTCGCAAAGAGTTATAACATCAATACCGTGATTCAAAATCAATTTCAGACGTTCAATCGCTTCACCGACTTTTTCTCTTGAAAGTCTGTCCAGACTTTCAACTAACAATGTAGTTCCTGGCAATATATAACCATGCTCTATAGCATCTAAAAATTCCGAAAAAGCTCCTGATTGTGCATGCTTTCCTTTGAATGCACTTAATCCTAAATCTTCATATGTTATGGTATCAAGATAATAATCACTATTTACCTTTAACCATTCAGCAATAAGTCTTCTCTGTCGGTTTAATGAGTCGCCAGACATCTGACCTGGTGATGAAAATCGCATATATGCTATGGCTTTTTTCATGGTGACACCTGCTAACGTATGCTTTTATAAACCTTAGTGGTGGGATATAATTTTTGTTTATTTTTTATTTAAAAAGACAATTAAGGTCACATTATCTTGAATATACAACAATAATCGTATTGCAATTTTCTTACGCCATAATCTTGAAAGCACAAAAGAATACATAAAAAATAAAGACATTAACAAAAAGCATAAAACGAGGCTCATATAAATATAAGAGCCTCCATATTTTAGTCGTTTAGAAACAAATTATTTTAATGTGGTGTGCTTCGTGACAATAAATTAATAATCAACACACCGGCACAAATCAACATCATGCCTATAATGGCTGGCAGGTCCAGCCGTTGGCCGAAAAATCCCCATGACAGTAAGCTAATCAGGACAATACCGACTCCTGACCAGATAGCATAAGCAATCCCTGTAGGAATATAAGCCAGCGTCTGAGCTAATAACCAGAATGATGCACAATAACAAATAATTGTACCAACAGATGGCCATAACCGTGTAAAACCTTCTGAAAACTTCATTAAGGTTGTACCAATGACCTCTGCAAGTATTGCACCACCAAGATAAATATAAGGGTTCATAGCATATTCTTTCCTGTTCAAACTGGAGAGAATTGTACTACAGTTTGAACTCAACTCACCTGTTTCATCATTGTGTTCCCATTGATGTTCTTTTATATACCCTCAATACCCGTTTCATCGCGGCACTCTGGCGACACTCCTTAAAAATCAGATTCGTGCTCACCTTTCCTTCCCATTCTTCTCTGGTAGCGAACCGGTAATACACCGTTCGCCAGACCTTACCATCAACGACCAGGATTCCTGCCCGCGCCATTTTAGCCGCAGCCTGATTTATGCTGGTTGATCCTACCCACGTAATATGGACACAGGCCTAAGCGAGGTTCTTGTTTTCAAATTGTTCCGGACTGAGGCCGCCACACCAACTGTGCCGCCGCCACCGATTGTAATCACATTCGATATAATTAAACACCGTTGCCCGCATTATTTCCCGGCTGATAAAGTGTTCTCCATGGATACATTCCACTTTCAGCGAATGAAAGNTTTGCTGTTTACTGCGCCAGTTGTAGAGTTGTGATTCATACAGGCTGAGTTCACGGGCTGCGGCAGTAACACCGATGCGTTCAGCAAGCTTCAGGGCTTCACTGCGAAATTCAGGCGAATGCTGTTTACGGGGTTTTTTACTGGTTGATACTGTTTTTGTCATGTGAGTCACCTCTGACTGAGAGTTTACTCACTTAGCCGCGTGTCCACTATTGCTGGGTAAGATCAGATTACGGTTGCGCCTGTTACCGCGGCAACGTCCTGTGCACAGAAGCTCTTATGCGTCCCCAGGTAATGAATAATTGCCTCTTTGCCCGTCATACACTTGCTCCTTTCAGTCCGAACTTAGCTTTAATTTCTGCGATCTTCGCCAGAGCCTGTGCACGATTTAGAGGTCTACCGCCCATAACAGGAAGTTGTTTTACTGGTTCAGGTATCGTCTCACCACGGTTAATTCGCGCTGTCATACAGGTCAGTTCATCGGCAGCCTTGCGCCGTAATTCCGCGTCAGCCAGCGCATTGGCCCGCATGTTCTGGTACAAGTTGGTAACCAACCAGTAATGCGCGTTCGATTTCCACGGATAAGACTCTGCATCCGGATACAGGCCACGCTTCCGGCAATACTCGTACCTCCCGGGATTTCATGAAATTCCGGCTCGGTGGTTTCGAGGCAATAAAATCGGCTTACATGGCCCAGGTGCCAGATAGCATGTGGGTGACGCGAAAAGATGCCTGGTACTTTGCCAACTATGACCCGCGCATGAAGCGTGAAGGCCTGCATTATGTCGTGATTGAGCGGAATGAAAAGTACATGGCGAGTTTTGACGAGATGGTGCCGGAGTTCATCGAAAAAATGGACGAGGCACTGGCTGAAATTGGTTTTGTATTTGGGGAGCAATGGCGATGACGCATCCTCACGATAATATCCGGGTACCTCACAACACGGCAAGCCTGCATTGCGGCGCTTCAGTCTCCGCTGCATACTGTCCAGGTGAGCGCGGGTGATGGCATAACAGAGGAAAGAAAATGTCACTCTTCCGCAGAAATGAAATATGGTATGCCTCGTATTCGCTCCCGGGCGGGAAACGAATTAAGGAATCTCTTGGCACAAAGGACAAACGGCAAGCTCAGGAGTTGCACGACAAGCGAAAAGCAGAACTCTGGCGAGTAGAAAAGCTAGGGGATTTACCTGATGTCACTTTTGAAGAGGCCTGCCTAAGATGGCTTGAGGAAAAAGCTGATAAAAAATCTCTCGATTCAGATAAAAGCCGGATTGAGTTCTGGCTTGAACATTTTGAGGGTATAAGGCTTAAAGATATCTCGGAGGCAAAGATTTACTCTGCTGTAAGCAGAATGCATAACAGAAAGACGAAAGAAATATGGAAACAGAAAGTTCAGGCCGCCATCAGGAAAGGTAAAGAACTGCCTGTTTATGAACCAAAGCCAGTATCAACTCAGACAAAGGCAAAGCATCTTGCCATGATAAAGGCCATTCTCCGTGCTGCAGAACGCGACTGGAAGTGGCTGGAAAAAGCGCCTGTCATCAAGATACCAGCGGTCAGAAACAAGCGAGTCAGATGGCTGGAAAAGGAGGAAGCAAAACGCCTTATTGATGAGTGCCCCGAACCACTGAAATCTGTCGTCAAGTTTGCGCTGGCAACTGGTCTGAGAAAGTCGAACATCATAAATCTGGAATGGCAACAAATCGACATGCAGCGACGAGTTGCCTGGGTGAATCCAGAAGAGAGCAAATCAAACCGCGCCATTGGTGTGGCGCTGAACGATACCGCCTGTAAAGTGTTGCGTGATCAAATAGGCAAGCATCACAAATGGGTGTTTGTACATACCAAGGCGGCTAAGCGAGCAGATGGAACATCAACGCCTGCGGTCAGGAAGATGCGCATCGACAGCAAGACATCATGGCTATCAGCTTGTCGTCGTGCAGGAATTGAAGATTTCCGTTTCCATGACCTCAGACACACCTGGGCAAGCTGGCTGATTCAGTCAGGCGTCCCATTATCAGTGCTTCAGGAAATGGGCGGATGGGAGTCCATAGAAATGGTTCGTAGGTATGCTCACCTTGCGCCTAATCATTTGACAGAGCATGCGAGGAAAATAGACGACATTTTTGGTGATAATGTCCCAAATATGTCCCACTCTGAAATTATGGAGGATATAAAGAAGGCGTAA